AATATCCGGAACTTTTGATTATTTGCAATCTGATGGAAATCTTGTTGATTTTAAAGTTACCTCTGCATGGTCAGTTTTAGAAGCAACAACCAAAGGTAAACCAGAATGGGAGCAGCAACTTAATATCTTAGATTATTTATGTAGCAAAAATTCTGATAAACTAAAAAACATACAGGTAAAGAAATTGTATATTATGGCAATTCTTAGAGATTGGTCTAAAAATAAAGCCCAAGAAGCCAATTCGGACTATCCAAAGAAACAAGTTGTAATTATACCTATTAAAAGGTGGAATAAGAGCCAACAAGAAGAGTTTATAAGCCAAAGAGTCTTAGCTCACCAAAAGGCGCAAACAGCTGCCACTGCGCCTGTATGCTCCTCGTTAGAGAGGTGGTCTAAGCCAGATCAGTTCGCTGTAATGAAAGATGGCAGAAAAGCAGCATTGCGTTTATTGTCTACCATGCAAGATGCAAAAAAATATATAAAAGACAAAAACATGACAGAAGGAAAGGGATGTTCTATTGTGCATAGAGTAGGATCAGATGTAAGATGTGAGCAATATTGTAATGTAAATAAGTTTTGTGATTATTATAATAAGGAATTAGCATTTTGAGGTGTTGGCATTGCAATACAGAATTAATATGGGGTGGTATACTTGCCTAAAGATAAAAAATAATATAAGATTTACACTATGTTAGATAAAATTAAAAACAAAGCAGCAAAATTTATTGACAGCTTTTCTGTTATAAGCATTTATGATTGGACAGTCTTGGTTTTGCTTATTATTATTTTAATAAACACATTGTAATATGGGTAAAAATTTATCTAAAATGCAATCTGATTTTATTTACTATTTTAGTCAGACGGGTAATGCAACCCAGTCAGCCATAAAAGCAGGGTATAAAAAAACTAATGCTGATAAAATGGGCTACGAACTAAAAACCCGTTACCAACAGCAGATAGATGATGAGATAAAAAAACAATTATCTGGATCAGTTCCTATGGCTCTAAACAGGGTAGTTACATTGGCGCAAAGCGCTAAACAAGAAAGCATACAATTACAAGCAAGTAAGGACTTACTTGACAGGGCAGGGTATCAAGCTGTTAATTTACATCAAGACGTTACAAATGAAAGATCAGACAAAGAATTGCAAGAAGAGCTAAATACTATTTTAAATGGTATAAAAGGAAAGCCAAACTAATATGTTAGCTACAAGTATAATTGGAGTCGCAGGTAAAATTCTTGATAAATTTATTGAGGACAAAGATTTAAAACGCAAAATTGAAGGCGAAATAAGAAAAGAAACTCTTGCCATTTCACAGGCACAGGCACAGGCAAATCTTGAACAGGCAAAACACCCATCTTTGTTCGTATCTGGCGCAAGACCTGCAATTATGTGGGTATGTTGTCTAGGTATAGCATGGCAATATTTTATAGGTCCAATATTAACTTGGATTTTTGCTATTTGGATGCCGGGAGTTGAGCCACCTCGCATTGAACTTGAAGGATTATTAGGATTGACTATGAGCTTATTAGGATTAGGAGCTATGCGTAGCTATGAAAAAAGTAAAGGCGTAGCAAGAAATAACATGAAATAATGCTACAGTATGGTGATATGTTTAGTTTCTTAAAAAATCTTTTTTTCCCAACACCGAAAAGCAATATTAAAATAACACACTTACAAGTTATGACAAAGGCAGAGCTAGAGCATCTTGGCAGAAAACATGGTATAGAGCTTGATAAAAGATTTAAAAAACCACAGCTTGTTCTTACTTTATTCAACCATTTGAAAAAAAAATAATGCACGACAAACTTAAAGAAAGAATAAAACAACACGAAGGGTTTAGAAACTATGTTTACTTAGATAGTCTAGGCAAAAAGACTGTCGGGTACGGGCATTTGTGTAGAGACAATGAAGATTGGGATATTAAAAAATCATACAGTATTCAAGAACTAGAAGCATGTTTTGAATCTGATTTTAACAATGCGCTTACAGGCGCAGAAAGACTTATTGGAGATATAACTATAGACCCAAAAGCAAAAGAAGTAATCGTAGAAATGGTGTTTCAATTAGGTGAAACAGGTGTATCAAAATTTAAAAAAATGTGGGCTGCATTGAAAGAACAAGACTACATAAACGCATCTAATGAAATGCTTGATAGTAAGTGGGCAGAGCAAACAGAAAAAAGAGCAGAGTCTTTAGCTAGAATAATACGATCACTAGCTTAATTTAATAAATACTTCATTTCCAACAAAAATAAAACAAAGCCAAATATTACTAAACCTAAAACTACCATAATTTTTTTTAGTTCTTCTTTTTCTTTTATCTGTTGCTGTATTCTTTTTTTAGTCAATGCTCTTTGATGTGCTATTTCTTTTTGCAAATCCTCCCATTGTTGCAATCCATTAGGCGCATACAACAAAAATATTTCTCTTAATTCTGCTTTCATGCGTTTTACTTCTTCTTTGCGTAGATGTGCTGCTATAGCATTTTGTTCTATAGTTGAAAACTTACCAAATAATTTACCTGTAATCGTTTTTCCTTTTCTACTTGCTGCAACATCCATATGTGATTCTGCATTTGCCCATTTCATTATAGGACTTGCTAGGTCATGCAATCCCTTACCAACTTTTATACTTTCTTGAATTATTCCGGTTGCTGATTTTATTGCAGCAAATGCTGTTAATGGATCAATCATTTTTTCTTATGTCTATTTGCAAAATTCCTAGCTGCTTCAACACTACCAAATCCCCATGCTTTTAAAGCTAGTGCTTTTCGTGTGGGTCTACCCTTTTCGTCTTTCATAGGACCTTTCATTCCTGCGAAACGAGCAGCAAAGCTAACTCTTCTAGGACTTGTTCCTGTTTTTAATGGTCTTTTTAAATTTGAACCTTCTTTGCGTTTAAAAAATCTTCTTCCTGCTGCATTAAGACCACCTTTAGGATTTTGATACCTTTTTGCAACCATTATAACACCTTAAATATAACTCCGATCATTGTAGATAGTATAGTTAGTGTAGATGCCATAATCAATAGCTCCAGTCTTTTTATTCTACTTTCCAAGTTGTCTAGACTTCTTTGTGTGCTAGAACGATAGACTACACATTCTCTTTCATGTGCTTCCATTTCCTTTGCTATGTCTTGAATTGTTCTTCTATCCATCAACTTTTAGGATATTTATCTTTTACTGCTTTTATAGTAGCTTTCCAACCATCTATTCCGTTGTGATAAATGTCATCTAGTTGGTCTACAATAGATGGGTATTCAAATGCTCTTTTTCTTTGATATTCTAAGTTGTTATAAGCAGTTTGTAATTCTGCAATCTTTGCAGTAATTGCTGACTCGTCTAAAGTAACTTTATTTCCGTCTTTATCAAATGCACCAGCATCATCATCAATAGTAACAACAGTATCATATAGTGCTCTAATTGCTTCGTGTCTCATGCCCCTATCTCCAATATTGTAATACTAGAAGAACCACCATACGTTCCATCTGATGCTCTACCATTAACTGCTGCTGTTCCAGTAGACCCTCCAGTAGTATTTGTAATCCTATGATATAACTTGTATGTAACAGCAGAGGTTGTATTTGGAGAGTCTAAAAAAGAACCACCTACATTTCGGTAACCATCTTGAGGACTTGTTATAGATGCAAAACTAACACCAAAACCAAAATTATATGTTGACCCTGTGCTAATGCCAATAGCACTATATCCACCACCACCAATATCTCTATAAAAAGAAAACATTTGTTGTTGATTTTCTGCACTCATTGATACTGTGCCAAGATTACAAATAATTAAAACTTTACTGCCTGTTGATGCTGGTGTTAATGATGCAGACAATCCACTAATAGCAACATCTGAAGTTGAAGTAGTTGTAACTTTAGTATTTTTAAAACCAGACACAACTTGTAATATTTTTCCTCCCCCAGCAGGAGTTTGAAAACTAGGTACTGCACCTGCGCCTGCACTTGTTAATACTTGACCAGAACTACCTGTAGCAACTGCAACAGGGTTTCCAGAGGTATCAAATGAAATAATATTACCATCTGTTCCAG